GGCAACGTACTATTGATAATCATTATCCACACATTGAGTATGAAACTTGTACTTACAATATGCTAAATAAAAATTATAAAAATTATAAAGATTATTTTGTAATATTTGATGAGTGTCATAGATTAAAAAATTCATGTGGTGTATGGGGTAAGGCTGGATATAATCTTACAAAAATAGCAAGTGGCTTTATATTACTAAGTGCTACACCAATGCCTAACAGTTGGGAGGACAGTATTAATTATTTCAAAATGTTTGGTCTTACTAAAAATAAAACTCAATTTATGAACGCTAATGCAATTACTACAATAGAACGTGGTTATCTTGAAATATTAGGATGGCGTAACGAAACTAAACTTAAAAATATGTGGAACAGTATATCAAGACGATTATCGAAAGATGAGGCAAACGATTTACCACCATTAGTATTTAAAGATATACATTTCAAACCATCAACAAAATATAAAAAAATAAAAAAGGACCGTATTTATGATGATGTTTTATATGACAATCAGATGAAATTAAGACACGGGTTAAGGTTAAATACTAATTTGGAGCATAAAATCGAGTATTTGGTGCAATTTTTATCCGATGTTAACGAAAATGTGATAGTGTTCTACAACTATGACGAGGAATTATCGCTATTGGTGGAAAATATTAACAAAAAGATATATTTATGTAACGGAAAAGATAAGAATTACCCAAAGCAAGATGAGTGGGACAAAATTAAAAATACAGTAACACTCGCAAATTATAAAAGTGGAAGTGAAGCAGTAGAATTCACTTACGCTAATATAATTATTTATTTCAGTCCAACTGACAGTTATGTAGAATTTGAACAGTCACATGGACGTTGCCACAGAAATGGGCAAACAAATAAAGTAACGGCTTATAAGTTTGTTACTGATGATACTATCGAGGCAGATATTTATAAAGCCTTGGATAATAAAAAAGATTTTAATTATAACTTATGGAAAGAAAGGAATTTATAATATGGACGAAAATGTAAAAGAAGAATTAAAAGAGATATTAGAAAAGTTAAAAGAATTAAAAAGCAAAACTCTTAATACAAATGATTTAAAAGAAGCATTAAGTAATGCGTATGATGGAAAGGTTAGTATAAAATTTGAATATGATAGTGGACAATCAGAAGCGTCTATTGAGGGTAATAGAATAACTATGTTAATCGCACTTGCAATATTGGAAAATATAATACTTGAAAAAACCAAAGCACCTACAAAACTTTATGAAGTCATCAAAAAAGCAGTAAATGAGAGTGGGTTCCATGAGTAATCCTAATGTAACAGTAGATAGACACAAATATGTGGGTGGTAGCGATTTACCAAGTATATTAGGCTTAAATTCTAAATATGGAACTAAAATATTTGAGTTTGCAAAAGAAAAAGTAGGTATTATTCCTAAAACATTTAAAGGTAATCAGTTTACCAAATATGGGCAACTAATGGAGCCTACTATCAGAGATTATATTAATAGTACTTATGGTGCTAAATATGTCGAAGATACCATTATAGACACAGATAGAAAATATCGAGGTAATACTGATGGAATTGACCCACTAACTGAAATACCAATATTAGAGGTTAAAACGTTTGGTAAAGAATTAGATGTTGTATATTATGAAGCACAATGTCAATTCTATATGGAAACATTTAACCAACCAGCATGTAGACTTGTAGGTTATAAAAGACCTGATGATTTTTACACAGGTGTTGATTATGAGTTAGAATTTGGAGACGAATACTTTAATTTGGAATTCAATGAAAACAGAATTGAAGAACATATTATCTATCGTAATAAAGATAAATGGTTTAAAATTGAAAATCGTATTGAAGCATTTAAAAACGCTTGCGAAAAATTAAAAGAAAACCCAAATATGACTGAGGAGGAGTTTAATAGTATTTTCTACGGTACAGAAGTTATTACATTATCTAATAAAATAACTACATTGGAAAAACAACTTACACAACTTAGTGAAATAAATGAAGAATACACAAAGGCTAAGGATGAATTATACAAATTATTTGAAGCCAAAAACATCATTTCATTTGAAACTGATAATATAAAAATTACAAAAGTATCACCAAGTTCATATGAAAAAACAACTGTTGATACGAAAAAACTAGAAGAAGATTACTCAGAAATATATAACAAATATAAAGTAACCAAAACAGTTAATAAAAAAGGTTATATTTTAATCACAAATAAAGATAAGGAGGGTAAATAATGGAAGAGCATTTACTAGTAAATTTAATAGCGTATACCATCGCTGGTGATTACCTTGAGGATAAAGATGATATTAATAAATTAATAGAAAAATATAATAAATATTGTGTTAACAACAATTTTAAACCAAAAAATTACGAAAATAAATTAGCCAATTTAATAGGTAATTTAACTATACTTAACGAAATATTAAAAGGTAAGAAATTTAAAACACATAAAGAAGACGCTTTAAAAATTACAGTACTCATGGAAGCAGAAATAATAAGACTTGAAAAACTTTTTAAAGGAGATGAATAATATGGGTAAATTATTACCAGTAAATAAACCCAAAGAAAAAGATATCACACCTAAAGTATTCTTTATTTGGGGGCAAAGTATGAGTGGTAAAACTTATTTAGCAAGACAATTTCCATCTCCAGTAATTATAAATACTGATGGTAACGCTAAAAAAGTTGATACACCAAGTGTGGAAGTACACGACTTTGAAACTTTTGTATCTTTATTACAAGAAATCGAAGCAGGAAACCATGATTATAAAACAATTATTATTGACTTAGTTGATGACATTAAAACAATGGTACAAAACTACGTATGTGAAAAATATAACGTAGACGATGAGGGAGAAGTACCTTACGGAAAAGGATACCGTGAAGTAAAAACTATATGGCAAAAATTAATGGTTAGACTTAATCAATTACCATATAATGTAATCTTTATTTCACACGTGGTTGAAATTAGCGAAGATAACCATACCATTGAGAGACCTAGCCTAGAGCAAAAATATTACAACATGTGTATGGGGCGTTGTGATTTATCAATTAAATGTAGAAAAGTAGGAAAAACTTACTTACAATTATGCGATAACAAACGCGACAATTATCATTTAGATGATGTTAAGGATAAAGAGGTATTAAATATTTTAAAAAATGTTAATGGTGTATTTGATTTATCAATACAAAAAGTAGAAAAGGACCCTAATACGGGTAGTGTTGAAATTAAAGCCGTTAAATTAAAGAAAAAGGAGGACAAGTAGTATGAGTATAATGACAGGAATTGTTTGTATCATTGGAATTATTGCATTAGCAAGTGTTCTTAACAATTTAATTGATAGTATTTGGAATAATATTGTTATTTCTGAAATAAAAATTGAAGATAAAGACTTAGAACAAACTGACCTTATTGACGAATTAGAAAACTTTAATAACGAGGAGGTAGAAAGATAATGTTAGATTTAGCAATTAGTATATTAACTTTAGTTTTAGTATTAATGATGATAGGATTAGGGATTTATACAATCATTGATATACATAGAACAAATAAAAGAAGAAAAGAAGCAGAAAAAGAATTAGACGAGGCTAGAGAAAAATTAGAAAAATCTTTTGAAGCCTTAATGAAATCTTTAGAAGAACAATGCGAAGAGCATTTAAAGGAGGAAAAATAAGATGGACGATTTATTAAAAGTAGCAACTGCTACAATGGAAAAATTTAACCCAGCAACTGATAGTGCTGATGATTTTGAGAAATTACCTGATGGTGAGTATCATTGTTTACTTGAAGATGTAACTGCAAGAGAAAACGACAAGGGTACTAACTGGATATCACTCAAATTTAGTATTATGGATGGTGATTACCAAAGTAGATTATTATTTGTAAATTATTATTTTACTGAGAAAACCATGGAACGTAGTGTTAAACAAATTAGTAAGTTAGCATACGAGTTCGGTTATGAACTACCTATTGAAGCGTTTAGTAGTTACAATGATTTAGCAGAAACATTAAATGGGCTTGCAGGTAATCAAGCCACTGTTAAACAAACTACAAAAAATGATTTTTCTAATTATAAAGTAACTCCAATCGCGTAGGTATATTTATGATAATTACTTACGATATGGAGGTTCTAAAAAATGACTGGATAATAGTTTTTAAGGAAAACGACAATTATCGTGTAATACATAATAATCCTGATGAATTAAAAACTTATGTAGATACTCTTATCAAAAATAAGAGTATCCTCGTAGGTTTTAATAATTACCATTATGATGATATTGTGCTAGCAGGTATTTTATTAGATAAAGACCCTTACGAAATATCTAAAAAAATAGTTTTTGAAAAAAGTAGAGTTAATTATAAACTTAATTTAATTACATTAGATGTCATGCAAGAGTTACCATTAGGAGTAGGTCTTAAATCAAGTCAAGCCAACTTAGGTATGTCTATTGTTGAAACACCTATTGATTTTGATTTAGATAGGCCATGTACTAAAGATGAATTAGACCTACTAATTAGATATTGTAAGAACGACGTTAAAGATACTGAAATGTTATTTGAAAAAAGAAAAGATTATTTTCAGGCTAAATTTGAAATAGTAAACGAGTTTAACTTAGATATAAAAAATGTTAAACGTACTAGAGCAATGTTAGCCTCACAAGTTCTTAAATGTAAAAAAGTTACAATTCCAAATGATAGACTTCATATTGATTACGACCCTAACATCAACTGGGAGATTATACCCAAAGAAATATCAGAGTTTTTTAAAAAGTGTGAATATGATTATCGTTGTGGAGGGGATTATAAAGAAATTGAAAGCCGTAAATTAAAGTTTACTTTAGCAGGCGTACCTCATTTATATGCTTTTGGCGGGTTACACGGAGCAATCGAAAAATATAACGATATGGGTAAGTTTTTACATATTGATGTGTCGAGTTATTATACTACTTTAATAATTAATAACAATTATATGAGTAGGGCAAGCAGTGAACCTCAATTATTCGAGCATTTAAGAGAAATGAGATATAAACTCAAAGCAGAGGGTAATCCTAAACAACAAATTTATAAAATATTAATTAATGCGACATTTGGTGCAATGAAAAGTGAGTTTAACCCATTATTCGACCCAAAACAAGCAAATAATATTTGTATTAACGGTCAAATAATATTAACCCAACTGATTTTAGAATTAGAACCATATTGTAGCCTTGTTCAAAGTAACACAGATGGTATTGTAGTTAAATATGATGATTATGATAAAGTAGTCAATATAGTAAGAGACTTTGAAAAAAGATTTAATTTAGAATTTGATATAAATAAAATTACTAAAATCGCTCAACGAGATGTGAATAATTATGCAATCCAATTTGAAAATGGAAAAATTAAGGCTAAAGGGCGTTTCGCCAAATTTGAAAAAGGTAAATTTTAGCAAAACACGCTAACCATTATTGATAGAGCATTGGTTAATAAATATATTCATGATATACCAGTTCATCAAACTGTCATTGATACATATAAAAGTGGAGACCTTACACCATTTCAAATAGTATGTAAAATGGGTGGAACATATCAAGGTATGTACTACGAATATAATCATAAACTATTTGAAACTCAAAAAGTCAATCGTGTGTTTGCTACTAACGATAAAAGATATGGTGGAATATATAAACGCAAAGGCGATAGTTACCAAAAAATCGCTAATACCAGTGAACATAATATTATCCATAATGAAGATATAAATACTTTTGATAAATCAAAATTAAACCTTAATTATTATATAAACTTATGTAAGAAAAATTTATATTAAGGAGATGGGATGATATTATGGCAAGAAAAGGACAAAAATATAGTGAAAAAGAATTACAAAGTCTTATGAAAAGAAAACAAATATACTATGAAAAATTATCTAATAAAGTTCTTGACGACTATAAAAAAGGTATGTCTATAAATCGATTATCCTATAAATATCATAGCCGGCCTAGTACAATAAGAAATTCTCTTTTATATTATGAGGAGGTAAACAATGTTAAAATTCTTAGAACTTAATACAGATAAACAACCTGTAACATCATTTGATACATATTATACCTCTTTAGATGAATTAGATAACGCAGGTTTATTATTAAACAATAAAG